AAGCCGATAGTCCAATATCCGGCGGGACAGATATATGGCTTTTCACTGAAGCCTTCAAACTCTTCCACCTTATCGAGCAGCTGTCTGGGCCATTCCATCACTTACCCCTACATGTTACAGGGTTATGGGATAACCCAGACATTGTTAGTATATTACCACAATGTCTGGGATTTGTACATTATTTTTTCTCAGGCATTTCTTGTAGAGAATTCAACGTAAATTGTTGAATCGAGTTAAGCCAATCTTGGTCTTCACCTTGTGCATCTATCGGATAGACCTGACGAAGAATACGCTTTTGGTTTTCATAATCCAAAAAGAATTCTTTATCCTTAGGGTCAATTTCTTGTCCAGTCAATTGAGCAGCCATAATTTGGCATAAAGACCTGAACTGTTCTTTTTCAATTGACTGAAACATATTATCCAATACATCAATACGTTTGTTAATGATAGTATTGGCATTAATCGGATTAGGGCTATCAATATAATCCCCAACCTTTAGCCATGGAGTGTCATCGATATTAACCGTATCAGTAGTATCTGGTACGACCTCCTTGACTGATATAATATCAAGTATACGACCAGTTTTGTCAATTACAGCATAAGTATGCATAGTTTACTCCGTCCAACGACTTGTAATGACTGCGGCACCTGGATTTCCAGTTCTATTTTGTGCGCCATCGCCTCCTCGAGTAGTACCACCGCCACCACCATATATGTTTTCAAACGTTCCTGTGCAGATTGCTCCACCGCACCCAGCTAAACTATTAATAGTTACTGTACCCATAATATTGATACATGCTGGATGTATGTCTGATCCAACAATACAAGTACTGTCTCCACATACTCCTCTACACATACCACCAGTACCTGGCTCTACTATATTGCAGTAATACGAATTAAAACTAGTACCTTTACCGCCATCGCCACCCTGATAGAATACAGGTACTGTTCCAGCAGTGTTATTCGCTACTCCACCACCATATCCGCCTGCACCACCTACTGCATTAGTAGTACTAGACCCAGGATGTCCTCCACGGCCGCCATAGGCGACCACAGATCCTACATTAGCAATACTGACAGTAGTTGCACCGCCATCACCGCCTACACCCCAATTACTGCCATAAATTCCACCAGCACCAGTAGTAACACTAATAGCTGTGCCAGCATTTATCCAAACATCTACTGCAAGATAACCACCAGCGCCACCACCGCCGCCACCACTATAGACTCCAGATCCTTCTTCTGCTGCGCCACCGCCGCCACCAACACATTCTATGCGATATGTTCCAGAATATGGAGCCGTCCAATTTCTGCTAGATGGAAATTTTTCATGAATTGGAGGTGGAGAAGTACGAATAGTAAGTGCAGATGCCTTCCACTGATTGTATTCAGCAGGACTGCTAGTTCCGCCATCAAGGGTTGCACAAACTTGGATAATGTACGGTGTATCCGCATTTGGCAAAGTATTGGCAGGAATATTAAAACTTCTAACCGCATTTCCCAAAAGGCCGGAGCTGTACATGTGGTTCCAAGAATTGTCATACACATTGACAATATACTGAACACTACCATTTGCATTGGCAGTATTAGGATTATTCCATGTGACAGCTATCGGGTTTTTACGCGATATAAGAGACTGATTGGCTGTCGGTGCTGTAATAGGTGGCTGAGATGTCAGTTCATTAACAAACGTTTTGAAATTGAAAGTATTCGACCAGGTACTCCAACCAGTGGCGGTACCATTATTTCGTACGCGCCAATAATAGGTTGTATTCAGAGCCAAGTCTACTACATTCCAAGATGTAACAGTATTGATAGCGCCTGAATCCTTAACAATAGTTAAGAATGACGCATCAGTTGCGATTTGAACTTGGACCTTATCAATAGTCTGACCAACAGGAGTACCATTGTTCCACTGAAGAGTTACTCCAGTCTTCGGAATATTTCCTGTACCAGTGGCTGGAGTAGTAGGAACCGGAACAGTTAGAGATGCACTCAAAAGTTTGAGTTCAAAGATATCCGACCATGGACTAACTACGTCTATTTTATACCCTTCCGGTCCTACTTGTCGCGCTGTTTGCCTTACTCGCAAATACGTTGCCTTCGCAGGAACGCCCGCAGAAATGAACCCACCTTCAATTGCCAATCTATATGCTGACGAAACAGTATGCGCAGCACCAGCAGCCAAATATGAATGGGTGAATGACAAGTTATCAGCAATCTGATATTCTACCCTGTCTGCTGTTTCACCGGTAGGCACTGTAGTATTAGTCGCGACTGTAATTACCGTTTTATTAGCCTCAGCCATTGACTGAGTAGTAGTGTCACCAGAAGTAGCCGCTACGCCGTCTATTGTGACGGCAAGAGTAGGTTTAGGTAATACAACCTGAGTGGTGAAGTTAATCTTAAGACTCGGTACGCCGTCAATGCTATGAGCGTTGTTCCTATAACGTGTTTGAGCATAAAGTGCCTTATTATAAGGAAGATCTACAGCTACAGATGAAACTGCAGGTTTCATTTCCTTACGCCATACCGGATTAGTCATATCTGAAGTTTCAGATATGGCCAAGATAGCGATATCAGGGTCAATGACGTCATTTGCAATAGAAGCTTCGCTCCAGGTAACAGTACCTTTTGGATTAAAGTCAGTCTGACCCTGACGTGGACTACCAATAATAGGAGCGTCAAAAATAACACTCATAGCTGTGGTAATAGTTACTTGGTTTGTAGCCCCCAAGGAATCCGTTGCAATGACCTTAAACGTCAGAACATATGTTGTATTAGTCGCAGATGGCGGATACTTCGTATTGTCTTTAGGCAAAGTAAACTGCACATTCTGATTGTCAATAATACCGGTATTAGGCGTGGCAACAATACCGGTATCGCCGAAATCAAACTTGTATGTAACAGGGTCGCCATCCGGGTCTACGGCACCACTCATTTTAATGGTGTAAGTAGTACCCTTCGCGACATTGGCCGGAATCGTATGCGTGAAACCAGCCATATTTGGTGGTTCATTCAATCGAATTTCCACCGGCTTGGAAGAATACCGAGACAAGTTACCATAACTATCTTCGGCGTACACAATGAGTGTATTGACCGTACCGATGTTACCTGGGAAGGTAACATCGGTATCGAGAGTTACTTCGACAGCTTGAGAAGCCGTAGGTACATCCACCTTAGTCGGAGTAGGACCAAGTTCATCAATATGATAATAGAATGCCACAATCTTTGCATCAGGCAGAAGGGCCTTAGCATGCAAAGAATACGTATGAGTACTTTGTTCACGTACAGAGTCCGGACCAGTAATGGTCGGCTGCGTGATAACAATGTTCACAAACTGTTGGGCAACTTGTTTTACACCAAGAGGCGTTGCAGCAATAGTGTCATCAGTAGCATCCAGGTGTTCCTGAGTAGTAGCCAAACGAGTGATACCTTGCACAAAATGATTGGCAATAGGCAATTCACCAATGGCTGTCTGTTGAGCTCTGTCAGCTTCTGCCTTGGCACGGTCAGCTTCGTTCTTTGCTCTATCAGCTTCTTGTCGTGCACCTTGTGCTTCCTGACGTACATCTTGTACAGCATTGGCTGTTACACCAATAATACGCGATTCCTGGAAGTTACCGGTATCAGTAATAGACGTAATGGCATTAGACCCGGCCGTATTAACCAATGTAATATTGGTAGAACCAGTGTTAGTAATATCTGCCACCCATTTAGAACCGTCACCATTAATGGTGTTTACATACTGGGTACCAAGAGTCGCGATCTCCTCATGACGGATATCGCCGATCGCATTGATACGATCAACTTCAGTCTGACCTTGGCCAGATACACGACTGACTTGGTTATTACCTTCAGCAGTAATTTCATTCTTTTTGGTCGCAGCTACATTACCAATTTCGGTAATCTGAGTCTGCCCTGCATTGTTAATAGCCGTAATCTGACCAGTAGCGGCAGCCTCAATCCTGGCTTCGGTATCACGCGCATCCTGTGCACATTGGCAAGCTTGTGTCTTACAAGTCTCAGCTTGTTCAGCAGCAGCAACAGCGCGCAAGGATGCTTCAAGAGCAATTTGGTTCTGTTCAAGAATATCCTGCCAATATTCTTGCGGATTCTTTTCAGATGTGACAGGCACAGTCATTGCACGCGAGCAGATTTCATCCAATTGCTGACAAATCATTGTCAGTTTGGCTAAAGCATCCTCGTGCGATTCCGCCGGAAAGTTGTCATATTGCGTGTACTGATGCAACTGAGTGATGGGCACATTTCGCACGATAGCAATGGTAGCACCTACTGCCCATCCAGTAGTACGCGTAAGAACACCACCTGCAGGATTTCCTGCACCAGTAATAGTATAGTTTTCTTTACCCAGGATTACGGCATCAGTATCCGGTTGACCAGGTTGAGCGTACCATACTTGAATATGGTTGTTATCGAGGAATGGGAATGAAATTGGGAAGTTGGTTTGAGAACCGTCCCAAACATAACGGTTCTTAAACACGTTATTGCTTACCAGCATTCTTCATCTCCTTATAGGCCTTATTAACCTCGTCAATGACAAGAAGACCTTGTTCTGCGACATCGATCATTTCACTATAAATCTGATCGACTAGCTGTCGCTTTTCATCTGCATCCATGTCTTCATTGAACTGAATCATTCTGACAGCTTTGCTCATGTTATTTAGAGAAGACCGTACACCAGTAAACTGGCCCATAGGTCCGCTATTCATGAGTTCTTCAGCCATGGCTGCTGCAACGCCAGTACCTTCTTTCATGAGCATGTTTACTGACTTCAGACGATTCTCAAGCTGACCTGCCTTGGTCTGGAAGTCTTCAATAGCCTTGGCACTTACGCTGGGATATCTGAAAACAAACGATTTAACTACAGGTAAGTCAGCAAGAGTCGGTGCTGCACGTTCTACTTTGTCTATAATTCCCGCTTCTTGCGCCGCAGCATCCAAGGCAGAAAGGACATATTGTCCTACCTGACCCGTCCATCCTCTCACAAGATGTTCCATAATGAGTGGAGAAGATGCGCGTCTACCAATTGCTGTTTCTGCTACAGGGTCAAGGTAGTTAAGGACACGCGACAGGCTCTTAGCAATCTCAGTTGTGTTGGCCTTATATTGCGTCTGCGGAAACATATCTTCCATGAATGATGGAATAATGGGGTTTCCGGTAAAGAAACTATAGTTAGCCGCAGATTCATACACAGGTGCAATAGCTGAAGGCATAACACTAGGTATAATCTGATCACTAACGGCATCAAAAAATCCGTCATCCCACATTTTCTGCAGGAGACTTCTATCTTTGTTTTCATACACCCAATCAACAAACATTTCAACTGGAGCTGCCGCGATTACTGCTAGTTCCTGCGGTTTAGGGATACGTAATACCGCCCAGGGAGTAGGAACGATCCAACAAGTAGCGCGTTGCCAGTCAGGTACGTTTCTGAGTGCTTTAGCAGTATCAGAGTCAGGGCTATTGTACATAATGTCATTATTAACTAATGACAGAAGCAAAGATGGCAGAACTATTCCTGCCCCCACACCTGACATAAACCTGATAGGGTCACCCTTAGCCATACGATAGGTTTTATCGAGACCTTGAACCTGGGCATTAAAGAATGCCGTAATGGCATTGAATCCTTTAGTAGCCGCTCCAATTCTCATAGAGTCCTGAGTAATATCTCTAGACTTAACTGCGGCTTCGAAAGGCGATATACCACGATTCACATCTTCAATAAACCCACCAATACGTGTGGCTTCATCAGTCATCTCAGTAGCGCTCTGCAGCGCTCTCTTAACGATACCCGGAGCCTTACGAAGGTTCAACGGGTTAATCATGCTGATGACTTCTTTATAATTCTTGACAGGGTCCTTGAGCAAATTACGTGCAGGAACTTTAGCCATCTCAGTAATCATTTCCTGAGTGAACTTTCTGTCAAGGGCTACAAGGGACGCATTGCCACCGCCGTTCTTTGCCCAGTCCCAATAATATTGTTCCATCTTGGGAAAGAGTCGTCCACCAGTTCGCTTACTGATAACCGAAGTAAAGCCCTTCAGTGCGCTCAATCCATAAATATAACCTGGATTACTAATGGCCGCAGTAAACTGGTCACGGAACAAGTTACGTACAACAAATTCAGGCGTAGTAATAGAACCTGCACGAGTCCAAGATGCGACCTCAGTCAGTCCTTTCATTATGCCGTTATAAATGAGTGCCGAATCCATGTCCAGTTGTCTGGCTGTCTTAGCGATTTCTTCAGGCACAGCATATACGCGCTTACGACCATTTTCTCTGACAGTAATCTGCGTTTTACGCGATACATCATGAGACAGCGGACTTTCACGCTGACTGACTTCTACAGCTTGACCGAAGTCCTTGGCAATCTGCTTCTTGACCGCATTAGACTCAGCCATTCGAATGACACTAAAGGTATTCCGAACTACACTCTCAAGTGGGTCAATAATGACGGCCTTGGGTGCAGCAAAGTCTTCCCCAAATGACGGTTCAAATTCAGTAACAACCTCGTTCAGGGGAACGTACTTCTTGTTCTTCGCTTTGATGTCACGCAATTGGCGTTCACTGATAAGACCTGCATCTTTCATGTAATCGAGCAGGTTATTATTATAGTCGTAGATCTTCTGTGCTGCAGTGTCATACTTTGCGACGTTTTCCGGATTCTTACCTACAGAATAGGCTACTTCCGGATTAATACGCGTATCTACACCTTGCTCAGACAGTTCCATGGTACGCTTAGCAATCAAGTATTCAGATAACCCACGAGGATCACCTGCTTCCTTAATTATCTTATCAAGAGGTACGCCAAAGTTCTCACGACTGCCAAACTTAAATGGCGAATGCTCAATCCAGTGCATAGCCATTTTAGGCGACCCCATAAGAGCCGAAGCCATAGCACGAGATTCAGTCATTTTACCTGGAGACGCTCCAGTATTGAGAGGAGCAAATTTATCTACCAATGACTGGTATGTCGAATCCTTGATTTCCGACCATGTGCGAGTACCTTTCTCTTCACCCAGGGAAATATTCTGTCGCAACTCAGCTTGAGCGGCGTCTATGGGCATTTCACCCTTAGGCGCGGCCTTTGCAACTGATACTTTTTTCTGGTCGAAAATAAACATGCGAGAGCCCATTTGAATGCCCTCGATGTTGCGTGTAAGTTCACGAACCTTTTTACCCTTGGTTGCTCCAGCCAGTGTTTCAATAGCTTCAGGAGACAACTTGTCAGATGATAACCATTCAATAAATTCAGGTGTAGGATTCTCAAACATCTTACGAGATGTGGGAATCAGTCGTTCCTGAGATACGCTCTTATACTTCTCAATAAAGTTAGGATATTCCTGGAAGAACTCAGGATCCATTTTCTCCATAGAAGCTTTACCTTCGGGCGTCTTCAGGAACTCTTTGAACAGTCTTGCACCGCGCGCATCGGTATAATGGAACATCGGAACGCTGCGATGAACTTGATATTCTTGTACAGACGCCCCTTCAGTCTTCTTCGCTGCGGCTTCTGCCACGTTTTTGCTAGTAGAATACCACACTCCCGCAGGCGCAGATTCCGGATTAAGATTGACTCCCTCAGTGAAGACTCGACGATACGAGGATCGATAGGCACGGGGCACCTCAAGATTAATAGATGCAACGTCTTCTCTGATAGTAGGTTCAATGATAGAATTGATGCGTACTGCTTCAGGCGTTTTACCGGTAACTTCAAATACGCCCATAAGACGATTCGAATAGAAACCTGCAGCCTTCATTCCGCCTAAACCCATACTGGCAATCATGAAGTCTTCAGCAGTAGGCATTTTGCCTTCCATCAGTGAACCTGCAGTAGTCATGGTGGTGATTTCAGAAAATAACTGCGCCGTAGTTTTCATAGCCGGAGTGGCTTCAGAAAAGAACTTACCAGTATATTTACCTGCTCCACCAGTAGCTGCACCAATGACTGCGCCTTTACCTGCAGATGACAAAGTATTGAGAGTACGGTCAACAACTTCAGTCCAAGTTGTTGCCTTACCCTCACGATACATATCAGTCATATATGTACGCAGGCCTTCAGTAAGACCCATCGCAGCTGCAGGAGATGTTATGGGCGCGGCGGGGCCAGTCGTAGCACCAGCAGCACCACCCACAACAAGAGCAGGTATATCCCCAATAGCTTGACCAGCCATCGCAAATACTTTTTGTGCAACACTTCCAGTCTCTGGTACGACCAAGTTTGGCAATTCACCACGAACTGCTAACCCAGTGATAGAATTTTGATACCCAGCAAGTGCGGCTTCTTTCCAGTCAACTACAGGACGAGGATTACCTTGTGCAACTTCCATATCGGCTTTCTCTGCCAATACAGGATCTACTGTGGCAACCTCTATAAAATCCTGTGCTGCTTCAAGGTCTGCAGGATCATCCTTTAAGGAAAACCCATATTCGGTTTTAATACCTTCATAGACCTCATCAGCAGTAAAGCCTGCCTGAATTGCTTCATCAGCTTCACGCTTAGCCTGTTCACGAATCTCTGACAGAGAAAAACCTGCTGCCAGGGCTTCGTTAGTCTGCTGAGTATATGCCATAATTTACTTCCCTTGTGTACGCTTTTTCCATTCAGAGAAAGTCTCACCAGGTCGTTTTACCTTATCAGGTGAAATGACTGGAGTGCCTTTCTCCGGAATAGTCGGCACCCAGTTCGTCTTAGGTACAGACATCGCATCCCTAAAGTTCGGTTTGTCGCTTGTATTTGCGTCAATCAGTTTATTGATGAAGCTACCTGGGTCATTGAAATCTACCAGTTTAGCTACTTGCTCAGGCGTCTTCCCTTGCGCCTCACGATATAAAGCCTGATTGACTTTCAGATACTTATTTTCAGCATCAGGATTCGTAGTACCCATAATACCATTGCTAGGACTGATGAAGTTCTTGATATACTTCGATGCGTCCGTCAGCATAGGTTTAATGGAAGTATCCATCTTGCTTGCGAGGGTATCCCGAGCATTAAGAAGCGTCTTGTATTCAGTACCAGTAATCTGACCTGCCGCTACCGCTTTTTGAGCACGAGTAACCCATTGGTCGTCAGCCTGATCCTCATAGACAGATACCATAAGATCGCCATATACAGCCTTGCTGATTTTAGACATGTCATCTTTAGCCATGCCTTTAAAAAAGCTGTACATGTTTTTGCGAGTTTCACCAGACACGGCTTGGTTACCCATATAGTCATAAAACTTAGCATCATCCATTTCACCACTGATAGCGTCAGTAATGAAATCATTGAATGCTGCGTTATCTGCACGCTTCTGAGCTCGCTGTTCCCGCGTCCATGCTACTGATTCGAGTGAATTGCGGTATGAAGCCTCTGCATGTATGCGATTTTCAGCTTGCTGAATGATAGTATCAATTTTAATGGTTTGACGGCCGACCACAGTCTCCAGGTCTTTTTTGTTTTGCCTAAACCATGCGATAGTTGCCGACGGATTATCTCGAGCCCACGATTGGACCGCCACAAGAATACCGTCATCGATTGCTTTTTCAGCTGTAATGCTATCATTAGGGTATGTCTTACGAACTTGTTCGAAGTAGCTTGTGAGGGCATCAACATCTCCTAATGGCGTTCTAATAAGACCGTCTTTCAGGGTATCAACATACGCGGCACGAGACTGCTTATCAGCAATCGTCTGCTGTTGAATCTGATATGTACCCATTTCATTCAGATAACTGGACGTATGCTTATGCCACAGCTTATCAAAGATGTACCCAGGTACTTTCATCTTCTCGCGAAGCTCACCAGCAGTCTTATTAGACCACTCTTCTTCCGAGTTCAGAAGACCATCAGTTTGGGCACCAAGTTTCGTTTTGCGAATTTCCATTTCGCGGTCACGAAACAACTTGGTCATCTCGATATCAGCATCGCGTGCTTGACGTTCGACAATTTTGTCCATAAAAGTCTGAGCAAAATCGTCTGCCGCGCCCATTAACCTACCAAGACCAGTAATGAATGAGCGTTCAGCATCGGCAGGAGCTGCCATGGCACCCGCGCTAGGTACTGCTCCTACAGGAACTTGGTCGGTCTGTGGGTTACCAAAATAGCGTGGAATTTCCTTAGCCATTAGTCCCACCATCCTGCTTTATTACCGACCAGATAGCCACTGGTTGCGCCCTTGAACAAGGAACCTGCAGCATTAATCCATCCGCCAGACTTAGAACTCTTTGCTGCTTTACCATACGAGTCGGCTTCAGCTCGTTTGGCTTCAGCTTGCAAACGTCCTGTGCGAAGAACATCCTCACGATCAAGTTTGGCATTCTCCGCGGATTCATTAACCAGGTCCATAAATGACATGCTGTCGAGCTCATAGCCGCTAGCAGATGCCGCAGCAATCTGCTTAGCTTGCAGTCTGGTGGCTTCTACACCCATATTAGCAGCTTCTTTCCGCGAATTCAGCTCGTAAAGTTCTGCTTGATACTGAGACTGCGCCTGTTGGGCTTTATACGCAGCAGATTGTGCTTCAGCTTGCTGCAAAGAGCCGATAGTCCCAACAAGCGTGGAACCTACGACTGCAGCCATAGCGAGGGTGGACATTGCCATATTCTACTCCCAATGAGCTTTAGAACTCTTTGTAGTAAACCTTCTCACGAAGATTGTACCCTAAATGAGCGAGGCACTTTTCTGCCATAGAACTCGGAGGTACATGAAAATTTATTTGCTTAATACCCTTAGACAAGAGCATCATTTCAGTGTACTGCATAAACCTGACTGCCGTGCGCCCTCTATATTCAGGCGACACATAAATGGCCACATTAGACGCCGACCGTTCACTGGTAATAAAATCTTTTGCGATCATAAAAACCGCATATCCTACTACCTTGTCATTGTCCTCAATATCAAACGTATGCAGCAATCCGGTATTTGATCCCATGCAGAGATAATCAATATCCGGATTATACTTCTTGCCCTGTCCAACTACCTCTTGGCAGTGCGCATCAATCAGATGAATTGCTCTACCAATGTGATGTGCCAGATTTACTTCCCGGAAAATCGGCTTCATTAGTTAACCCGCCTCGGATTGATATGATACACAATAGCCCTAACCATAAGAGGATACGGAGTCTTGTGTTCAATTACGAGCTGTTGCGTTTCATTATTAGAAGATGCTACAGACTCAGTAAAGTCTCCTGTAAACAACTGCTGCGCTTTATTCATAATTTTGGTCGGGCCAAAGAACTTCTCTTGCATGCTTTGGCCCTCAATGCCGAATCTCAATCCCAGAGAATTCAGCAAAGAGAATGTAGCACTAACAATCTTTCTCGATGCTCCTGTAGATACCTGGTCAGATGCCTGAATAACCATGGACTTAAACCGTGAAGTATATGGAACACCAATGACGCAGTTAGTTACTGCTTGATTAAGCGTAATTGCGCCATTTTGTACATACACTTCAGGATGGACCCATCCATTAATAAGAGGAGCAACTTTAAGTCCTTCTAAATGATTGAGACCAGTAATGGTTGAAGTAGCAGTACCTTGATATACTGCCTGACCATCAGCAAAAGACTCAACACTCAAATTTGGTGACTCATTGACAATCTTGTCAATATACTCAATCGTAGATGTACGATTTCCTCTTTTAATAACAAGCCATAGTTGGTCACCATTAGGACCAGGGATACAACTGATACTCTTCAGTTCGACATTCTCATATCCAGATTGGGTCTGAGCTTCGAATGAATGGGCATGCCAAGCAAGTACTTTCTGTTGCTTTTCATATGTCATGCCAATCAACTGATTAGTATCAGTAATACACCATAAGTACGTGTCTGGCGCGCTCATATATGCCACATCTTTGACTTTGCCTTTAAGAATGTGGTCTGCAAAGATAGTCAAATCTGTGGCTGCAAACTGGTTATCAAGAACCGAGTAATCAAGAGAACGCACACGATCTCGACTGTTTTGAATGAACAATACAGATGAGCCCAATTGGACAGCTTGTGCAGCCATAGAACCATAATTGGTTTGCTTTGTAATCTTGATATTACTTGGCGTAAGAGCTTCACCCAAGGATGATGGCGCAATACGGTATTCTGCACTACCAGTTCCACACAAAAGTACGTCAGTAGAGTGCAACCATTTAATACCATCTGCCATATCAGTGGCCATGGTATAGTTCATCGGGTCAGTATCAAGAACCGGGTCAGAGGAAGCCCGATTACGATAGAATCGGGTAGTATCCCCGATCTCAGAAAACCACAATGTCAATGGTTGTGCAGGAGTGCTTCCCATGACCAAGCGCTGTTCATGATATGCAACAACTCTTGGCCAATTAAAATTCTGCCACTGCGATGGAACTGGGTCATTGTCTGGCGTATGAGCAATAGGAGTATCCAATTCCCAGTTATTATTTGCCTTACGAATAAGACGTTGAGGTGAATAGTTGTAATAACACAACCATAACACGTCACCAGACTGTGCCCAGGTTACTTGATCATACCATGCGTCATCAAGAAAGTAGGTAGGCAGTTCATAAATAGATCCATCATCATTTACGACAGTTCCTCCGTTATAGTGAACACGCATGTATCCACCATAACTAGTAGTACCAGTTCGTCCAAATTCAAGAATGAACGATTGATTGGTACTAAATTTAAATGGAATGAGTTTAACTTTCTCACTCTTACAATTGATGACGAATCGCGACCCCATTCTACGAGTCATTGGTCCATGCGGGAGTGCAATCAGGTTACGCATCTCAGCAGCACCGGCAAAATAAGCATCCACGTCAATGCGATTATGCATCCGTGGGCTAAGTTCGCCGGAAGCGAATGATACTTGAATTGGAATTGCGTCCTGCATGTTTAATACCTCGACAGAATCCAGTTACCTTCGATGACCTCAGGAGGAGTGCTCTCAATGGCAGAAGCATTATAGGCCAGATTGATCTTGCGCTCAAGAAGTTGTTCGTACATCGACTTGAGATCAATATTGCTGGTCAACGAAATGCACATATCAGCGGCCAACTTGAGTGTCAAACACTCTCTGAACATCGCATCCATTTCGTTAGGATCTTCAACCTTGCGTATGTATCGAAGATTCGCCCTGTCAGCGTTAGTCAAGACCTTACGACCTTCTACCTGCCATTCTTGCGTCCTATCATTGATGCTGACTACACGTACGCAGTCCACAGGAAGAGAATACGCATTGGCATAGCCAAAAACGGGAGATTCGAGATCTCGTGCAAGAATCTCCCGCTTCATGGCAAAGGACCACGGATAAGAGCGAAGCAAGGCGTCCCGTACCGGTTCATAACGCTGCTTGCACAGGCGAGAAGCCTTAGTAGTGTCATCAAGAGCCATAACAGGTTCCTGACTCAACATGGTCAATGCATCGTTACAAATTTCGATAGAGGACGCCATGGTTTTGCTCCTTATTCGTAGGTGAAGTACAGCTCGCCGTCGAGCTTGGTGCCCTTTGCAGCGGAGGCCGAGAACTTCAGAATAACCGGGACCTGAGTCTGAGAGTCAATGTCTACGCCAGTGAGTGCATCCGTCATGGGGACACCACCCGCAGTATTAGCCGCGGCTGCGGCACGAATGGTCTTTTCAGCAACGTCTTCCCCGCCCATGGACTTATGGGCGGGAATGACAATGGACGCCGTGGTGGCGACAGACGCCAACATACGAGAAATGCCGAGAATACTGGTCGTGCCGGACGGCAAAAACCCGATGGTGATATCGGTGTCAGCGTCGGTAGTCACAGTTTCGAATTTCAGGCGACGTACCTTACCGGAGGTCAATTCCGCCGGATACCGGTATACATCATTGGACTTCTGCTTTCCAGCAACGTTGGAGTACTGCATTACGCACCTTCCTTGCACTGCAACTGCAGGACCTTTTCGTCTTCCATACGCACCGCGCCGAGGTCCATTTCAGCGTAGACCTGCGTGGAGTAGTTCTTGTCACCACGTTCAGAGATCTTGGTGGTGATGTCTTCCGCCTTAGCAAGGAGCAGACCGGGCTTGGACCACACGATGCACTTACGCGCCGCGCCATCCTTTTCAAGCTGCTCAGTGCGGATGAAGGTGAATCCCATGAAGGAATTGATTTCACCGCGCACGAGGGCCTTGATGGTGTTGTAGTCAGCCGACTGGACCTTGGTGTTGTTCAGCATGTCTTCCAGCTGGAAGCTGGTGACGGCGGCAAACAGGGGTTCACTTTCATCGATTTCATTCCGCCACAGCATGCCGCGGGCCTGAATGAGCTTTTCGATGGTCAGACCGGTGTCGCCATGCGGGATGATGTTACTGGTCGGGAACGTTTTCTGGACATCGCCATGTTCGCCCGTCCAGACAGGGGCAAAGGCGGCATTGATGATGATTTTGTCTTTCGCGCGGTTGAAGGCCATGACGGCGTTCTGCACATAGGGCGACGTGGGATCATACAGCATACGCAGACGGTCGGGCTTATCGACGAGGTCCGCCCAGTTGTACGGGGCAGACGTAACCCACCGGCGCATATGCGGAGTGTCCATCTGAGGGGTGTCAGCGTGACGACCGCCACGAGGCTGGGCTTCAACAGTACCGATGGAATCGAAAGCTTCACGCGTGCCACGGATGGTTTCCACGCGCACAGCGGGTTCCAGACGCGACTGTTTCTGCTGGGAAACCAGCGACACAGTGCTGTTGTACTGCTGCACAAAGGCTTCAGTAATCTGAAAACTCATTGGTTTTCTCCATAAAGTTTGAGTGAGGGGTTATCCTTTCGGGCCCTCATTCAATGGGCGACTCACGACCCATTGGGATACCGACGTTCAAACAGAACGCGGATCCTGTCAACAACAGACTTATGCTCGGGATGAGTCGAATCAAGGAAGGCCGGATGACGCTGCAGTTCCTGAATCTGAGAATCAAGATCTGCAGGGGTATCCGGTTGTCCACCGAGATCCAAACCGAGTTCTTCATGCATCTGTTCACCAATACGAACGAACATATTGACGAATGCAGGGTTGCGACCCAGACTCGTCTTGTTCACTTCGTCAACCAGCTTTTCGCCACCCAGGGTAAACAGAGCACGCTGTGCAATGGTAATCTTCGAGTCGTACGCTTGACCATATTCCTTACGAAGCATATTTTCGCACTGCTTCAGTTCGGTATCTTGGTCCATAGTTCTCGAAGACATAGTTTCACTCACGTTAGCCACAAAGGCCTGCATGAGTGCCGTCGCCTGTCGGTCATTAAGACCGAGATTGTGCGCCGTGGGCTTGAACCATTTAAGGTCCTCTTCCAGGACTGATACTATATCCTCAGGAAGTTGCATTTGCTTAAGAGCATCAGCATTGAGAGAATAATCATCAGGCGTAGCAGGGCGCCCAAGGCGGTTATAGACGTCTTGCCAGTCTTCATCGGTCTTCGGTACCGGAATTTTATCGCGTCCAATGAGCGATTCCGCATGAACATAGGCCTGAGCAAGATTGTTGACGTCCTTAAACTTCGCCAGACTCTTGCTTCCCTTCAGTTCCTCAGGGAGCTGGTCAAACCAACTCCCTGAGGCCGGAGGATTGCCAGCCTGAGTGCTAGGAGCATCAGCGGGGGCTGGCGGCGGGGAAGCCGGCTGGGAAGGGGCCGGAGAAGTAGTGGTGGATCCACCACCAGCGGCAATTTCGCCGCCAGAAATCGGAGTGGGATTATCCATTAGAGGGTCCTTCCATCTTCGACAAGCGCCATAATGCGGAGAACCACGTTTCTCTCGCCTTCGCGCATGCTCATAAGGTTTGTGTTAACATCAAACGTGGGACGGTTAATCCAATGAGCCTGTTTAAGGTCTTCCAGAACCAACTTACCATCGGTCGTATTAAACAACCGATTATAAGTCCGGATGACCTCGGCTTGCTTGGCTTGTCTCTGTTCAAATGAGAGTTCTGCCATTTACTGCTCCATCTGGCCCAAGGTATCCATACCCGAGGCGATGTTATTCATACCGATACCCGCATTCTTGATCTGCTCTGCCATTTGAGCCTGCTGCTGAGCCTGTGCTCTAGCTTGCCGGACTTCTGCAGTTTCAGAATCATCTCGCAAGTATTCAGGATTGATCGAGTACATGCTGCACACACCTTCCACAGTTTTGTCAGTATTGAACTTGTCCATCGCGGCAGGGTCAAATGACAGAAACGGAGTAAGGACTTGCATAGCTCTGGTAAGGTTATTAGCCTCAACCTGTTGCTGAGCTTTTGCAATGGGCGACGTATACACAATCTGCAGTTTCACACCAGGCTGCATCAACTCCTCAGGAGGAGTATCAAATTTGCCTGCTCTCATAAGAATACCAAAACACCGAATGATCAGAGGCGAGAGAAGCTCATTCTCAGCACGACCCACAACTGGGCCCATAAGACGAAGCTTCTCTTCAGTCCTCTGCATGACCTCAGTAGCAGTCATTTGGGGTCCTGTGTTCAGCTGAAGCTGGTCCACAAAGAAAATTTCCCGAATGCGCATCTGAAGGTCTTTAATGATATCAAGACCAAGATCAGGGCGTCCACCTGTTTGCATAGGAACTACGCCATTAGGATCCATAGCGCCGGTGCGATAATAGTTAATCGCCGCAGGCTTGGTCGAGATGGGTGACACAAAACCCTGGTCCGGAATCATAAGAGCCGGATCAATCATTTTCTGTGCCGCACGCAGATTAGTCGAAACTATCTGCTGCAGCATCCGGAGATCGGGAAGAGCATTGGAACCTGGGCCACGACCATACGTCTCATGTGATGCTTTGTAGAATCTCGCTGCCATGAAAGGACGTTCATTGTATCCCGATTCCTGAATGACAAGTCCATGCTTCGTGTCCACATACGTGGATTTGTAAGGCATGGCCTTGGCTGCTTTGATGCTGAGGGGATCTGCTTCAATGTTCGGAGCCACCACATGGAGGATCTCAAACTTAGTGCTCAGTTCCCCGTCATCATACGCCTTAGCGATCTCCGGATGCAGGTTGGCCTTACCGAACGCCTCGACCAATTGAAGGACGGTGCGTCTATATACTCGGTAGAGCGATCCTATCTGCCCCTCAGCGTTCTCTGCAAAATAGCATTCAGAGAGAGGCAGAGAATTGATTTGAAGACCTGTCAGGTCCTTTTTCTCTGTGACAAACATGCACATGTTGCCATACGCACCATATGAGCGGTACCCTTCATGAAGAGAAGTAGTAAAGCCCGACTGAGGGCGCTGAATTTCATAGGCCATGATGTGCGTTACATCGGCCAACCATCTTTTGACTGCCGAGTTATTTGCCAGTTTCTGATTGGCTACACTCAGGTCAAACCAGGGTGATGCAGGGTTTGTCAACAAAGAATAAAAGCCCGATGCCAGCAGCTCATTGGAGTGAATACCAGTCGAGTCGTACACACGAGGGTCAGTGTCCATTCCCTCAGTCTGATACTGCGAGAGAAAGGACATATCGAAAGGCATCACTACTTTGGCAATTTTTTGCCAGTGAGCTTCAAAATTCGCCCTATCAGACTTGAGCTGGTCTAAGCGCTTAATAATACGCTTGACTTCGTCCCGCTCTTGCTGAGAGACCTCTGTGGAACGACCTACTGTCATGAATTAGCTCCCAGAGCCTAACGTAGGCTTCTTGATCTTAATATTGGACGACTCAGGTTGACTAAAAATAGTCGCCGGGCGTCCTGAGGCGAATGCCTTATTCTTACTGCGCTGTTCAGCGTTACGCTTCTCTTCTTCAGTCAGTTCTTTGACTTCTGCTTTAGGCGCAGTTTCTTCAATGCCCTGCGACTTGTTGTACGCCGCCCGCTGTTGAGAGTACGCCACCGGGTCAAAATAGCTCAACACAGGATTGGGTCGCTGTGGCGCAGGAGTAGCCTCAGTCCCGCCCTCACGAACAAAGAATGATCTGATGATAGACGACCCCTGACTCGGTGTCTGAGTCTCAGGAGTCGGAGTCTGTCCCTTGCGTTTGAAGATAGACGCAATATCAACGGGCGATGCCATAACTACATCCCAGAACCCAGAGTGGGTTTTTTCGTCTTGATGTTTGTGTCGCCCTCACCACTGGTGAAAATGGTGGCCGCTCTGCCCTGCTGTAACCGCTGCTGCTGGTCTTTAGCACGCGCGTCAGCTGCTGCAGCCTTGGCCTCAGCAGCCTCTGTCGCCTTACGCTGTTCCTCGAGCTGGGCCTCATACGCGCTCGTATCCGGCTTGGAAGAACCACCACCAAAAATTTTCTTGACTGAACCGCCCATGTTATTCTCCATATGTCAACGGATTATAATCATAATCTCGTGTACGTTGAGGCAGAGTGCGTGTTGCAAACTCTTGGTAACGCTCATGTTGTGCCATCATTCTGAATGCGTCTGCGTAATGTGACATCCAATCATGGACTGGCGCCCCATATGTCTTCGTTTTCGAGTCATATTGTGCACGATAGCCCTTCAAAGCTTCGAGGCCTTTTGCGCACTTATCTTCGCTAAACCAACACCTGGGGAGAATATTACGAACCATATTGATCCCATCTTCCACAGGTATGCGCTTATTGACTCGTATGTCCTGGAGTCCCAGGTCCATCAGTGTCTGCTTGCGACTACGACCGCTAGTTAGCTCTCGTACCTCAATATCATGAGGGAGAACATGATACCCGTATGCGTACGGCCGCTGGTTTAAGATGCGAATGTAGTAGTCCAAAGCATGACCATTGTCATGAATGCACTCCAGGATACGGATTTCGCTGTGTACCTTCTGGTACACCCATATGACTAACTCGTCATCAATGCCTAGGTCCCATGCCGTATTTACTAGCAGGTTAGGCTCCCATGAAATGGTAGGGAGTATGTGTGACGAGATGGCCTCCATGCGCTCACCGTAATATGCACCAACCAATGCAGCCTCGTACGAGCAATAAAATTCTTGTTTTGCCAGGGCCGGAGGAAGACCGGCATCGATTTCCTCTTGTACCTGCTCCTCTGTCATCACATGGGTGTCGTCTATGGTTGCTTTGGAGTAGAACCAGTCGTCGGAGGTACGTGCGTACAGGTCCATTTCCCACTGGTGGTTATGACCCCGAGGCGTCCCATTAAACAAGGCCCACCCATCGTTTTCTAGCAGGATTGGCCTTAGGTAGTGCCAAGCCTCCGGCTTATGCAACGAAAACTCTGAAAATATGACGCCCACGGGGTTCGTACCCACAATGGAGTCGATATTGTCTGACCCAAGGAATCTAATAAATGAGCCATTGGCGAGTTCTAAGGTCATCTGTTGATTGTCTTTGCGAACCCACAACTCTTTAGGGATGTGCTCTATCAGACGAAACCCTGTTTTGTCCATCCCTTCCCAGATGATCGCGCGCGCCTGTTTATAATATGGAAGAATATAAAAATAGGTTCCAACGCGTTTGATCGACTCTCTGGCCAGAATATTAACAAACACTTTATCTTTGCCAGCCCTTCGATGCCACACAGCCAACCCACGCTTATATCCTTCTGCCAGGCAATTGTACAGAGGAATTTGATAGTCACGCGGTGTAAAATTGCGTGGTATGGTTATGACTTTTGGGGCTATGGCCATGATGAAAGCCTTAATTGCTGAAGGTATTTACTACTTCTATCTTCATCCCACTATCATTAGATTTGTTCTGTGACACTTGCGACAAAATAGCCGCAACAGTTGCCTGATTGAGGGTAGCCGTAGTTTTTGCAAGGAGGTCGAGCTTTCGAGCCGCATTGGGGTCTTCTGCATCCATTTTTGATGCCAATTCGGCAACTTTTTGCAGGAGGATGAGTTCAGTTTGTGCGTAAATAGGCGCAAAGGCCATCTGTTTACGCATTATCACTTCAATCAGTTGGTCCCTTGCGTCGTCTGCGTTTTTCGAAAAGCTGGAAAATTTAGTCTGGGCCTTTACGTACTGCCCGTCAGCTATCATCATTTTGACCATGGTGGGCGCGAGACCGACAAATGGGGCGATTTCATCCGCCTCAAAGCCGAATATCTCATACAGCAACCTAACTTGCTGCTGCATATTGTCACACCGGGTCGAAATATCCATGATTTTCTCCTTACACAAGTACCATATCAAGTATTTTGGGAAATGTACACAAGAATTTTGGCCAAGTCTCTAAACTCATTAGTTCTAAAGCCCTGAGTTATGGAACTCGGAGCTTTAGAACTCAATAGTTCTATAGAGGTGAAATTGGCATGAGGGGCGAGTTCTATAGAGAAAAATGTGGGAATGATAAAATACCAAGGCCCCTCATGCTTT